TGATAACTAAACGGAGTCCTTGCCATCTTCTTTCTGTTTCTTAATAGCCGACAATAACTCAGCGGCTGAGCCTACGAATACTGCTTGTTCCACATTAATGCTCTCGGCATTCTTCTTACGTGGATCGGTAGCAGGATCTGGCTCTTTCAAATCACGTTTCATCTTCTGTAGGTTATATAGGTCTTTCGACGTTTCACCTACGGTCTTGATAAGATTGGCGACGACTTCGAACCCACGGGCGGATTCATTCTGTCTAGCGATAGTGGAAATGTCTTCAAGGGCATCGTTGCCCTTTTCGATAAGATTGCGTAGCGTATTTCTGACTAGACGATAATCTTCATCACCGTCTTCGTCACTTACTGGTTCATATTCAACAATCTCCCTACCAACTTCACCAGGAATCTCTTCCTTGTTGACGACAGGCAAGTGTTCGATGCCTAAAGCATCCGATAGATTTTTCTCAACACCCATAATATATCCTTAAGGTTTCAAGTCTCCTGTTAGAATCCATGTATTTGATTGAACTTTTACAGCGGTTGCTGATAGATACTGACCAGCAATGTTTGCCCAGTTGTTTGATGAATAGACAGTAACATCAGAACCTGCAATAATCTTTGTATCACCAGAACCATATTGATAGATGTAAATTGATGTACCAATATTAGCAGGAGATAGAAATATATTATCATTTGGAATGGTTAGCTGAATTGTATTTGGATTGTTAGCAATGATAACAGCATCCGAAACTGCAATGAAGTCATCTGAGTTAGCAACAATAGGGAATCTCTCTCTAACAGGTCCTAGACCGTCAAAGAATCCAACTGTAGATGTAACAGTACCTGTAATAGTAATGTTACCACCAAGTGTACCAGATGTATTCTGTAATGCTGAGTTTGCTTTTGTAAATGCTGCATTTGTTGTATTGACAATGAGTGTGGTATTAGTAACGGTGTCAAACTTACCATTTGCCCAAGCATAAGTTGCAACTGTTACAGTATTAGTCCAGGCGTTAGCACCGACAGCATTGTTAGCAATTAAAATAGAAGCATAGTTATTACCAGCAGTACCGACAGATTCGGTATATGAGTTTCCTGCTGCTCCAACCGCAACAGTATAAGCATTGCCAGATGATCCTACGATAACAGCGTATGCGTTGGCATTAGCACTGGCTGAGGCAGAATATGAGTTAGCACCTACAGCAACGGTTTGAAGAATACTATTGACAGTATTGACCTCAGCATAAGCAGCATTAGCAGTTGTGTATGCTGGAATTACTGTGGCAATGTTGCCATAGACCTCAGTAAAGTTAGCATTGACGTTAGTGAAAGCACCACGAATTGTATCGCCGGTACCGTCGTTTGCCACTGTTCCTACATTAATTGTTCTTTGTGCCATTTGCCTCTATCCTAATTCTTTCTTCTATTTATGCGTCAGGCCATTCGGTGATTGTCGTAGTATAACCGTAATCGTCGCCTATCTGTGCGGTTATTGGATCAGGCTCAATCTTGATTTCTACCAACTTTGATGGTGGTTCATAGAATGATGACAATACAGCGTTAGCATTTGTTGAGACTGCATGAATAGTATTATTGACTAGAAAGTTTCCTTGTGTAGCGCCAATAGTCAATAGACCGCTATCTTCTCTGAAACTTAAAACGATACCCTGTGCAGTAGCGGTTCTATAACTGCTACCTTGAAATACAGTATCCTCAATCTTAAAGTTGCCGTTAGCACCTGTAACAAGCATATTTGTGATAAACCTTGGATTGAGATTTTCATCATTATGAATGTTAGCATAAACTGTGCGAATGATCTTCGGTGTTGTGATTGGACCGTAGTAATGTAGTTTCATGGTAAAGTTGAGAGTCCAATAGACATATCTGACCGAGTCATAGTTTCCTTCATATTCAATGTTGTTTGTCACATTGTTAAGAACTATCGGAATATCTTTGATGAACCCTAGATCAGGAACCATAGCAGCGGATACTGTAAAGTCGGGATTAAAGAATGGAAGTATCTGCTCAACGATATGTGTTCCGTCATCGATGTTTCGTGCATAGACGTTTAATTGAAAGTTTAAGTCGTAGGGAGCACCCATGTATGCTGAAGACGCAGTTGACCCGCCAGTGACCGGTTTAGACGCTTTTAAAAGGCTATTCTGCTTGCGTGAAGCATCGTAGGTTAACCCTGATATCTCAAATGACATACGTGGAAGCAATGCTTGAAGTTGTCTTGTCAATTCTGGATCGGAAAAGAGACGGGTAACCATCTTCTCTTTAGGTGAGTAGATGATCGGAACAAGAAAGCGATTGACTTCTTTTCCTGTCTGGTCGTTTTTACGAATGATACTAATATCATCAAATAGTCTTCCAAATAGGATGACTGCTTTACGAGTTAGTTGATGATAGTAGTGAGCATTACCGAGCATTATGGCGTTCCAAACGGATTAGTTTCTGACAAGTCTAGTATTAGATCAGCGCCAGTATCAAAGTCTTCGTTGTTAAAGATATCAAACTTAACATAGTCATTCTTTTCATCACCCACGCTACTAACGGTGAATTGAGCGCCTGATGTATTACCATATAGTGTGTTTGCACCATTTGATGAGAACTGTCCACTAATACCAACAATAAACATTGTACCGTTGGCTTTATACCAATCTCTAATCTCTGCACTAGCTGTATTGTTTGCCCATGTGCCATCTGGTGATTGATAGATGACCTCATTATCAAAGAAATTATTGAAACCTTGCAATGCAAGATTCAATCTCATTGTATAGCCATTCTCTTGTTCAATGATGTCAATCTCTTCAACACCAGTATCAATAGCCTCTTGACTAAAGCGGAACAACTCGCAACGCATCTCGTAGATGTATGGCTCTCTATTACCAAGAGAGTAGAACATAAGTTTCTTTTCAATGAACTTGATTTCAAATAGACGATGCATTAGAGGAACGTAGATCAGATCACCTTCTTGTGGTCTGATACGCAATGATGTTGCAACACCTTTAACAAATGCACGGCGAGAGATAACAAAGTTAGATGTGTCTCTAATTTCCAAACCGAATTTGCTGAAGAAATCACCATCACCCTCAAATCCTTCGACGTTAGCGAGATACGCTTCCATTGTATATGCTTTATTAAACTTTGAGTTTTTATACTCACCAAAGATCATATCACCACTGTCGTAGGAATCTCTAGGTATGTAATAGACCTCGTGTCCCATGATCTGAATGGATTCTACAATAACATCTTCCATGAGACGATGCTCATTGTTTAATCTGTTTTGACCAGGAAAATTTTGAAAATATCTATTCAAAGCCATGTGGTTTTTCTTCTACCTAGTTTAGCAAGAGATTGTTTCAATCTGGTCTCTGGTGATGCTTTCTTATTCAAATTGTGTTTTCTTATTGCTTCCATGTGCTCAGGACTATTTTTGCTATTTCTTCTACCTTCATGAAGTTTTCTAGCATGTTCTTCACTAATCTTTCGTCCCTTTTTTGCTTCTGATAATTTTCTTCTATGTTCTTCTGTGAAAGATCCTCTAGGACCTTCATGATAAAATCTGTCAGTATGATCCGTTTGATTTAACCATCTATTGTCATATGTGGCATTAGTTCTTCTTATAACTTTAGATTCCCACAATCTAGCCTTTTCAGAATTATCAAATGTCTTTCTTACTTGAATGATATCTGGTTCACCGATCTCTTTTCTCAGATTTTTAACTTTACGAGAACTAGTAAAATATTTTACCCAAAGATCCTCAGGATGGCATTCTTTGGCAAATCTCACGCCGTAATACCACTTATCGTGTTTTGACCATCCAATAAGATATGTATAAGGTTGCCACATCATCCTACCAAGAATCCTGGAGGCGCTTCATAAGTCTCACGGATGTTTTGTTCAACCTTTTCAATGTCATTGACGGCTTCATTATAGATATCAACGCCACGCATTGTGACACCGCCTGGCAACTGCATCTTGTCAAACTTGGACATATTGGTGCCCCATTGTTTCTTGATGTATGCTGTGGTAAGTTTCTTGAGCATACGATCATTCCATACCTGTGTATATGTATCAGGATCTGTAATGACGAAGCCTTCAACAACCATAAACTCGCCGTCTTGAATATCGTTCTCCCAATCCCAATCAACATAAAGTTTATCTGTCAAACGATTGAAACGAATTGGTTGCTCACCGGTAAACACTAGGTCAAGTGTGGCTAGATGTTGCATAGTGAGAGAATAGTTAACATATGATGTGGATGATAGATCCCACAAATCATTGAGACGTA